TGAGGGCCGTGCCGCCCATGTAAAGGTTGTTCTGCCCGAAGTACAGGCCGGTGTAGAGCATGGCGTACACGCCCCAGCTCTCCACCACGCTCAGGCAGTGGGCCACAATGTCGGTCAGGGCAGACTTGCTCAAGGCCTCCTGCAGCTTGTCCTCAATGTCCACAGCCACCGGCAGCTGGAACGTTCTGCCGCCCAGCGCCTGCTTGAACAGGGCCAGCTCCCTGTCGGCCTGTGCCTTGGTGGTGGCCTTGAAGTAGCCATACACGCCCACCGGGATGTCCAGGCGCTGGCACTCGGCGTAGTTGCGGGCGAAATAGGGGTCGATGTAGGGCTTGCTGGGTTTGCCCTCTTTGCTGTTGCCCATGGCCCGGATCATCACGCCGGAAACAAGGCCGCTTGCCTTGACCTTGTCCCAGTCAATGCGGCCCTGCCAGCGGGAAACGTCAAGTATGGTTCTGGACATTGCTCTGCACCTCCTTTGCAGTATTCAAAGTGCCTCCCACATAAACTCGCCAACTCGTACCGGTGTCATCATTGGGCCAAATCGTGACATGCTTTCCACTGCAGATTGGCCATGCATGGAAATGTCGAATCCCATATGCTGTGCAGGGATGATGCGGTAGCTCGTCCATGGTCATGGTATGCACATGGTAATGCTGCGGGTCTTTCTGATACTCAGCTCTCTGTAGGGCAACAGCTTCCTGCACGATCTTGTTAAGCCCTGCCTGGTCATACTCCATTTTGAAAGTTCCGCTCTCGAGCAGCTCGTCCAATGTGCCCTCCAGGGTCGTGTCACCCAGTGTGATGCGCACCTTCAGGTCATCCATTGCTCTGCGCCTCCTTACTGTGTGATTTCCTCAAAGCCGCTCTTGATAAGAATCGCCTTGACCTTCTCCTTCAGCAAGCGGGGGCAGCGCTCATACAAAGCTTTTGCCTCCTCCACGGTCTCAGCGGACATAATTTCCTGTGCCCATAACATAGCCATCATAAGTACCATCCTTTCGATTTTTTGTGTGATTTTACGCATAGACAGTCTCGCTCATTTCCAGCAAGCACTGCTTCAGCATTTCGTTTTCGTTTTTCAGCGCTTCCAGCGTCTCCGGCAGCTTGTCCAGCGCCTCCTGCCGCTGCTGGGCTTCCCTATGGGCCTTTTCCTGTGCAGCCAGCTCTTCGGCGGTCGGTGGCTGAGGAACTTCCCCGTATTCATACACCTCATACTCCGCCCCGCATAGCCGGATGCCCCAGTAAGCTTCTCCGGGCTGTGCATTTTGGTTGTGTGCGTTCACAGCAGCCTCGATCGCGCTGTAATCTGCCGGGGTGCCGTCGGTCTCGGTCGGCATCGTGTACCCGGGGCGGATCGTTGTTTCTTCCATTTTGAAATCTCCTCTCTGGGTGCTCAGTCAATATAATTAAATTCCGCGCCCCAGAATGTAACCGTTCTCACCAGCGTGTTCAGCGGCAGCACGATGCAGGGGCGCAGACCGTGCGAGTCCTCTCTGTAGCCTGCATTGCAGAAACTTCCGTCCGCATAAAACGTGTACATGTAGTTACCGTTGTGGGTTCGCTTGGAGCGTGTCCAGTATTCGTCATTCGCGCTTCGTTTGCTAGTGGCATCAGTCGTGTAGTCGAAGTAGTCCAGCTTTGCCCCCTCCTGCGCCATCAGGCCATCCACACCCTGCCAGGTGTAAACGCCCATCTCGACTGCGGAAAGCAGAAAGCACTTTCTCGAAAGGCCGTTCGAGCCGGAGGAAACATTGGCCGAATTGTAATCAGCCTGCTTCACGTATGGCAGATGCACGGTCATCAGGCGGTTTGCTACACTGGGTGTGATATTTCCGCCCGGGTAGTTGACACACCAATTGTCCAGTGCCCACCCTTCGTAACCGTAGATGTAACTGCCACTGATAGAAGTGGATGCTGCAATGTTCGTCCTCCAGAGCCATGCGCCGTTGGCCGTGCTGTCGTACAACCCGCCGCCCGGAACGCCCTTGTGCACCAGCTTATACCAGCAGGTATTGCCGCTCGGGTCTGCAATGCCAAATTCTGTCCCCAATGCAAAGGAGCTGATGGGATTGCCGCCGTCATAGAACTTTTTGGCCACTCCATCCACGCCGATATAGCCCTTGTGCACCTGCCTTGCGGTACCGCCCACGCCGATGTAGATCTTGGAGACCGATTTGGCACTTCCGCCGATTCCGGTATAAATCGCCATGTTCTCTCCTCCTTATACGTACACCAGCAGGATAGAGCCGGTTGCAAGGCTGCTTCCCGCACCGGGGTCACTGGTTTGGGATGTGATGTTGGTGACCCCGAGCCAGCTTTTCAGCACATCCTTGGAAACATTTTTGATCTTCGTACCGTCATCCGTATAACCGGCAATGTGCGTCAGATTCGACGTATTAAGGCCGTCGCCCGCATAGCCGACTTGGATTGTTCTGGATGAACTATTATAGTCGGTTATGCCGGTTGTTTTTGTGGAGGTCTCTGCATTACCATCCAGCGAACCAATGAATTTTTTGGCCCTGACATTTGCAAAAGCGCCGCTTCCTCGACCGTCATTAAACCGATACTCATCAATGGTGTTGTCTCGGTATCCCCAGTAGACTGTGTTGTTTTCTGGAATGCCAACAAAATTCACTTCATTCTTGTTCTCGAACTCCAATTTCGAGTGGTTATGCGCACTCGGTGGAAACGTCTCCGGCTTATCCGTCACGGAATTCCAGTCGGTCTTGATGCTCTTGAACTTGTCGCCCACGGTCTTTGCGTCTGCCGGTGCATCGGGCACGGACAGGGTCTTATCCGTGCCTGCCCGTGTCCCGGCAAGCGCTGCGGCATCCTCTGCGGCCTTCTGCGCCTTTTCTGCTGCCTGACGGCTGGTGGATGCCTCACCCGCACTGGTGGATGCATCCCCGGCCTTGGTGGCGGCGGTGGACGCGCTCCCCGCAGCGGCGGTGGCCTGCTGGGCGGCAGTGTTTGCCGCAGCGGTGGCCGTCCTGGTGGAGGCCGCCACGTCGTTCAAGGCTGTGGTGCGGGCCCGTGTGATGTCCTGCAAGGCGGTGGTGTGCTCCGTCTCCGTGTCCTGCAGGGCCCGCTTGGCGGCGGTCTCACTGGTCTTGGCGTTCTTCTCGCTGGCGGCGGACTTGGTCTCGCTGCTCTTGGCTGCGTCAGCGCTGGCTTTGGCGTTTGTCTCACTCGTCTTTGCCGCATTCTCACTGGCCTTGGCATTGGTCTCCGACGTTTTTGCGTTGGTCTCGCTGGTCTTGGCTCTTACCGCACTCGCTTCGGCCTCCTTGGCCTTTGTGGTGCAGGTGGCCACACTTGAATCCATGCTGTCAGCACTTGCCTTCGCCTTGTCCGCGCTGGCTTTCGCGTTGGTTTCGGATGTTTTTGCGTTTGTCTCGCTGGTCTTGGCCGCGTTCATGCTCTCCAGCGCCTGCTTGGCGTACTTCGTCACCTCGGCCACGAACTGTTCATAGATGCTCGGCGTAATGTTCTCGGTGGTCGTGTCGGTGTCGATGGTGTCATAGCAGGTGTACTTGCCGGGCTTGGTCATGGCAATGTAGCCGCTGTCGTTGATGGCCAGCAGCATCCAGGTGCCCTCTTTTTCCAGTGTCCACCGCCGGTCTACCAGTGCGCTGTTGTTCTCGTCCAGGATCTGCGGGTCCGGCAGGGTGCCGCTCAGCCGCTTCACATGCAGCGAGATGGTGCACGCCTTCCACTCCTCCGGCACTTCAAAGTGCAGCCGGTCCACCTTGGCGCTCCGCACACCGCCCAGATACAGCGTCTCAATGTTTGCCCGGAACGTCGAACCGTTGTCCTGCAGCTTTCTGATCTTGATATCCAGTTGGCTCACAGTTTCACTCCCTTCCTGCCCCTATCCTATCACGCCCCGCCGGGTGCAACTACCCCGGACATACAAAAAAAAGGGAGACCGTTCGGGGTGAACGGTCTCCCTTTCTTCTAAGCAGGGCTCCCCCAAAAAGAGCAGCAACGTGAACTTGGCTCCCCTACTAGGGGAGCTGTCACGCAAAGCGTGACTGAGAGGTTCACCTCACCCCTGCCCACTCATCCTTGCTGTTTTTTGCCTGTTTCTCCTTCTTTGCCGCGTCCTTCACCCACTGGGCAAAGTTCTTTTCCTCATACATAGCCGTCCCGTCCTCTTTGGTCAGGCTCGTCAGCAGCTTCTCCAGCTTCTCCCGGTCCTGGTCGTTGCCCGCCAGATACTCTTCCTTCACCGCCGCCGTGATCTTCGTCTTGATGCTGCCGTCCTCCTTGCCCGCCGTCCGCAGCCGCCGGATCTCATCCTGCACGTCGCTGGTCCTGCCGGTGTCCACCGCTTCAGTCAGGTCATCGTACACGCTGCCCTCGGTGCCGCCCTTGTACAGCTCCTCGGCCTTGCTTTCAATGGCTTCGGTCACAAGGTCGATCACCCATGTCCGCTTTTCCGCGTCAGCTTTCACACCCTCCCGGATGCCCAGGGTCTCGTACATTTCCCGCACAAGCTGCTTTGTCAGCTCCTGGCGCTGGCTGTCTTTTCCCTCGTTCCGGGCCTGTGCAGCCTGCTCCACCTCCGGGCTGTATTTCTTCAGCCGGTTCTTCAGCTGGCTGGCAATGGTCTTTTCGTCCTTGCCCATGGCTTCCAGCTTCGCCATAGCACCGCTGGCGTTGTCCGTGTCCCCCTCGGCAATGGCGTTGTACAGCCGGTCATACTGCCCGGTGGCGCTCGTCGGGGTCGAGCTGAACGAAAAGCCGCTTCCGCTTGCAATGCCTCGTGCATCTTCCACATAGGCATCAAAGGCATCCAGCATTTTCCGGGCGTTCCCCATAGGCACACCCGCAATTTCAAACCCGTACTGCATCAGGTTAACGCCTGCCTTTCGCAGTTTCTGGTGATACGCTTCCAGCTGTTCCTCCGTCATGTCACCGGTGTCCTGCCGGACAAGGCTGGAAAACTTCGTTACTGCTGCAAAAAGATCATTCACAGCGCTGATGTTGGTTGCACTCACCACATCGTAATCCGTACCGTTCACTGCATTTCCCACAGCGCTGTACAGCTCGCTGCCATACAGGAAGTTGCCCGCAAAGCTTTCCGTGTACAGATTCAGGAATCGCTTACTCACGCTGGCTGCGGTCACATCTCCGTTCTCGTCCTGCTCTCTGTCCCACCGGTGCAGCAGGAAGTCCGCACCGATCTTCATCAGTGCAAACACAGCAGTCTGGGTGATCTGGCTCACAATGGCCCGGTTCAGGTTCTTTCCGGCCCGCTTCACTTCTTCTGCCGTCTCGCTGCTGTGTGCAGCCTTGTCCCGTGCCTTCTGGGCGTTGTAGTCCATCACCGCATCGGCCATAATGCCGTAGTTCTGGAAACGCTGGGTCGTGAACATGGTCAGGGTCTTGGTCATTTGATCCGGATTTCGCTGGATTCCCGCCCGCTGCATGGTGGTGTAGTTGGGCTGGGTCTCCTCAATGACCCGCTGATACATCTTGTTCACGGCTTCCCAGTAGGCTTCGCTTCCTTTCGTGGCTGCACCCTCTGCAAACTCATTGGTATGGTGCTCCACATACCGCTTGGAGCCTTCCCACAGTGCCGCCACCGTGATCTCGTCCATGCTGTTGATCCAGCCGGTCACCCACTTTGGCAGCTTGTCCATGGCCTTTTCTGCCGCGCCCTGGCTCACGCCAATGCTGGCAAGCTCACCGCGCTGGCTTCCCCGCAGTCGGTATCGCAGCAGCACATCCCCATGCTGGGCAATTTCCTGTTCCAGCGCTGCCCGCTGCTTGCCGGAGAGGTTCTTCACAAACGGCACCACCGCCGCCATGGTATCCGCACCCAGTACCGCGCCCGCCGTTGGCAGAGATGCTGCCTGGGCAATGGCCACGCCCGGGTTCAGCGTCAGGATCGCGCCCGCATAGTTGCCGCGCAACCTGTCCAGCACTTTGGTCATTGTGGTCGAGCGCTTTCTTTGCGTGGTCTGCAGGTCGGTCAGCAGGTCATCGATGTAGTTCGTCGCGCTCTGGCCCCACTGCTCTTTCAGGATACCATTTTTCAGCATCTTGATGCCGTCCTCGGTCTCAATGCTACTGTTCAGCACCTTCTGCACATCCCGGATGGGTGCCGCCAGTCCGGCGTAGGCTGCCGTGTCCCGCAGGCTCCGCTGCACCACGCTGCTGCACTCCTCCAGCAGGATGGGCATCTGGCTCTTGACACGGTTCTTCAGGAAGCCCCGGCCCTCAATGGTGGCATCCAGTTTCACGCCCTCGATCTGGGTCGCCAGCGCCGTCTTGTCCACCGCAATGGGGTAATAGTTTTTCACGGTGGCCCGCTGGTAACCCAGCAGCTTCATGCTTGTCTCGTTGATCAGGTTCGTGGTGTAGCTGCCGAAGAAATTCTTCATGTCCTCGCACCAGGCCCGGTCGTAGTCGGTCATGGCCTTCTCCACGGCCTGGATCACGGTGTCGGCCATGGGGTTTCCCGCGCTGTCCTTCAGCATCCCGATCTTCACGGTCTGGCCTTTCTGGTAAGCCTTCTCAATGTCGCCCCTGTTGTACTCCTCCGCATCCGGGATCGTCAGGCCACCGTTCAGCAGGTGCTCCCGGCTGTCGGCGTTCTGCAGGTGCATGTACAGGCTGCACAGCTGGGCGTGGGTCAACGGTGCAGCCCGACCCTTGCTGTCCTTCAGGCCAATGTCCACCAGCTCCGCGCCCGGACCGGCGAATTTTTCCATCTGTCTCAGGTTCGCCTTGCCCGTCACATTGTCAAAGAGCTTCGTTCCCTCCACAGTGATCCGGGTCTGTTCCCGCTGGCCGTCATTCAGCATGGTGCCCAGCTTCTCCATCTGGCTGTTCTTTGCGTAGCCGCCCAGCATCCGGAACACACGGCCAGCCCCCAGCATGTCCAGGTTGTACCTGGTCAGGGCGCTCCGCAGCTTTCCATCGTTGCCCTTGCTCTGGCGCACCTCTGCAGCCGCCTCGTTGGCGATCTTGTCCACCGCTTCGGCTTTCTGCAAGCTCAGGGTCTTGTTTGCCGTCCGGATTACATGCAGTGTGCTGGTGGTAATGGCTTTCAGCATCCGCATCTGGTCCACCGTCATGGGCAGATAGGTGCGGTTCTCGGTCTCCCGGATCCGCTTTCTCAGCCGGTCACGCAGCATCTCGGCCTTTTCGCTGTCCGGCAGTGCCTCGGCCTCTGTCAGCTGCTGGTTCAGCCGGTCAAGCTGGGCCTGCTTGCTGGCATTCAGGTCAGCCTGCAGCGCGTCGATGAGCTCCGGCACCTTGCTCAGCTTCCAGTCCTCGCTGATGCCGTTGGAGCTGTTCTCGGCTCCCATCGACTGCATGATGCTGGTGCGCAGGGCCGTCAGCCTGGCCACGGCGTGGTCGTTCAGCAGGGTCATATCCGCCAGCTTTGCCACCTCTGCCGCCTGCTGGATCAGGTGGGGCTGCACATACCGGTCCTTGCTGGGCCGCAGGATCATCTGGTTCAGCTGGGCAGCATTGGCCCGGATGCCCCGCCGCAGCTCGTCCTTCTGCCGGCCGTCCCGAGCTTTCTGTACCCGCTTCTCAGCCAGCTTCTTTGCAATGGCAATGTCCTCGTCCCGCTGCTGCTGGGCTGCAGTGATGGCGATTGCGTTTCGCTCCGCCTGCTTTTCCTGCCACTCCTGAGCTTTGCGCTGGTTTTCCTGCTCCCATTCCAGCAGTTCGTTTTCCTGATGGATCAGCTGCCACTCAGCTCTGTCAGCCCGGCGCTGTTCTCCTGCCACCTGGTGCGAAAGGTTCCAGTTCTCCCGCTTCAACTGTTTGTTTTCCAGCCGGATCTCGTCCAGCATCTGCTGGCGTTCTTCCTTCAGTCGCTTCTTTTCGGCCTTCCACTCCCGTTCGTAGGCTTCCTTCAGCACGTCCAGCTTTTCGGCCATGTCGCCGTAGTTGGTGATGTCCAGCCCCAGCGTATCCAGATTCTGATCCAGCAGCTTTTCTGCTTTTTCATTCCGCTTCTGCTGCTCTGTCCACTGCCGCAGTGCTTCATCTCGGCTTCCGTTCCGGCTGTTCTCATACATCCTCCGGTTGAACTCCCGGTTCTGCTCCTTCTGCACCTTCCGCAGATCCTTCAGCGCCTGCTCCGCGTTCTCCTCGCCCACGGCAGCAGCCACAGCCTGGCGCTGCCAGCGCTGGAACCCATCAAAGATGGCCTGTGCATCGGTCATCTCCGGCACGTTCAGGATATCACCCAGCATCCGGTCGGCCAGCTCCACTTTGGCATCCTCGTACTCGGCAGCATCTGCAAAGCGGCTCATCATCCTGGGCTTGATGGCATCGTGCACGTTCATCAGCACATCCAGCCACTCGGTGCTCTCCATGCTGGCCGCGCCGTCCACGCCTGCCTCCTGGGCCGCGCCCCGGAACAAGGCCGCTGCCCCTTCCTTGGTGCCGCCCATGGCCCGGGTGTCGTTGACGATGGATTCATACACTTCCGCCGGGTTGCCGTCCCGCACGCCTTCTGCCTGCCGCAGCTTCACGCCGTGCTTCCGGGCCTCCGCCACCGCTTCGCTCCACGTCCCGTACCGCTTCACCAGCTCCGCCTTGGCCGGGCCGTCCTTGTTCACCGTGTAGCTCAGGTCGTGGTATTCCGGGTACTCGTCCCACAGCTCGGTATTCCGGTAGGTGGCCCCACTCAGAATCTCATCCGCAATGGTCTCAGACAGCGCGCTGGCCTTGCTCATGCTGGCCCCGTCTGCCGTCATGTACTCCACCAGCGCCCGGGTCTCTCCGGCAATCTTCGTCCGGTCGGCCCTGCTGCCGTTGGCCTTTGTCCACCGCACCGCCAGCCCGTCAATGGAATCCTGGCTGATCCGCACACCGTGGGTCACACCCATCATCTGGGCCAGCGTCTCCATCGCCGCGCTGTTGTCCGCAATGGCCCGGCTTGCCTGCCGCTGGGTGTTCTTCCGCGCGTCCCGTTCCGCCTGTTCGGCCAGCTGGAAACGGACGTTCGGCACCTTGTTCAGCAGGGCCGTGCGCTGGGCATCGTCCCCGGCTTTGTAGAGCTTCACGTCAATGCCGGTCTCTTTCAGGCTGTCGATCAGGGTGCTGCTGGTGTTGTCGGGCAGAATCGCCGCCCGCACCTCATCAAAGCCCACGGCCCGCTGGGGCTTCGCTTCAAAGTACCCGGTGGGAATAGCAGCCACGTTCTTGTACAGGTTCAGGATCATCTGGGCCGTGTCCTTGCCAATGGTATACCCCTCTTTTGCAAAGGCCTTTCCAATGGCTGCCGCCGTCTGTTTTCCCTGTGCGGCCTGCATCAGGATGCCGCCCAGGATTTCCCGCTCTTCAAAGCTGTTGTCTGCATGGGGCGTAGTCTCTCTCCGCAGCTTGTCAAGGATATCGCTGATCTGGTCATCTGCCTTTTCCAGCAGCGCCTTGTACTCTTCTTCCGGCATCTGCTGCAAGCGGCCTTTGTCCGCCCGCACTTCGTCCAGGTTCTGGTACTCCGCCGTGGCCGTGCTCATCAGGGTGCTGGCCGAAAGGCCCCATGTATCCTGCCCTCGTGCATTCTGAGCATTCATAGCAGCCACAAGGTTTTCCAGCGTGTAGCTGTTGTGCAGCTGGGCAAAACTGCGCTTTATCCCTGCCGGAGTAAAACGGTCTTTTCCGTTTCGGATTCCCTTCTGTCCTAGAACATTTCCCAACTGGTCATACACCCAGTTCTTCACATCTTCTGCCGGAGCTTCCTGCCGGATAGCCTCCCTGGTCGCTTCCACATCCATCGCCTGCTTTCCGGCATTGGTATCGGTCAGCATTTTGTAGGCGTGCTCCAGCATCCCATACAGTCGTCCACGGTTGTCATTCCTCATCTTGTCAATGCGCATTTGCCAACGCCGGTTCTGGCCCTCCAGCTGTCCGTGAGTATACTTTTCTTCCAGTGCGTCCGCCGCTTTATCTGCCAGCTGATCCAGCTGGTCAAAGTCACCACCCTCGAATGCAGCTTTGATTTCATCCGCGCCAATGTGTTCGATCACCTTTTCCAGGGTATCATTGCCCAGGCTGTCGAACTGGTCCCGTTCTGTCTTATACGCCGGCTCCACAGTCTTACCTTTCGCTTCCAGATAGGCCAGCTGCACTGCCGTGTTTTCCTCCAGGCGCTGGGCAAGCTCTGCCCGGTCGGAGCTGCTCGTCTCTTCAATTCCAAGGCGCTGTAACGCAGCGCTGTTCGCAAATTTTCCTTCAAACGCATCTTTGCTTGCCGAATCCACCTTGCTTTCAAAGTCCCGCATCGCATCGTAATTCACTTCAAACTCCACATTGGGCCGGGTGGGTGTCCAGGCATCCGAACCATAGATACGGTTTGCCCGGTTCACCATGGGGTCAATGGTATCGGAGTTGAACACCAGCGAGATGGGGCCATACTTGGTGTGACCTTCCTGGGCTTTCACAACCGCAATAGACGGCGAGGGCATCCCGCCCAGCTCCAGCGCTTCCTGCAGGTTTTCGGCGGTCAGGTTGTGCACGGCCACAAGGTCTTTGTTCTTGTCCACCTCCACCGGAGCACTCAGCTGGAACCGCACCGATTTCTTCACAGGTTCGCTGTTTCCCTTGCTTTCGGCATTTTCTTGTGCTATACTGTTTTTAGAAAGCAGCTTAGGGGCTTCATCGCCCTGCTCGGTTTTGAGTACCGTGGTAAGGCTGCTTTCTTTTTTTGTTATTTTCCCATTCTCAATGGTCAGCAGGCTACCATCAGAACCACATACCTCATGGACATAGAATTTGCTCGCCGCATTCGGAACAGTATACTCATTTACAATAACAGCCTCATAGATTTTGATACCGTCCACCACAACCGGAGCCACAAAGGTATGAGTGTTGTACCCCCGTCCTTTCCAGTTTTCCACGAAACCAATTTGTTCACCGTACCGGATTACGTTGGGAATGGCCGCTGCAGCGATCTGCTTCACCGGGCCGTTTCCATGCTGCACGGTTGCCTTGGCTCCCTTGCGGGTCAGTTCCACCACACCAAATCCATCACGCTCTACTTTTCCGCCAATGGATTCAAAGAATCGGACGATATTTTCAGCATTTTCTTTGCTGGTAGCACCGTACTCAATTTCTTTTCCAGTGATTTCAGCCGCCGGTGTCATCTGTTCCAACCGGCCAAGATTACGGTTCAGCTGTTTTTCAAGGGTTTCCTCCCCCTCCTGCAGCTGGAACCGCATACTGCGTCCTTCCGCCGCGCTCTCTGTCTTGAGGGCAGCGGCATTTTCTTTTGCACTGCGCAGGTTGTCCATCGCTTTTTCAGCGTGGGCAAAGTATTCGTCCTGTAAAATTCTGCGCTCGTTCTCGGCCAGGCGCTGGGCCTTCAGGGCCGCCCGGTTGTCGGGGTCAAGGGTCAGCACTTCCTTTGCCCGGCTCACAATGCCGCCCAGCATCTCCTTCACCCGGTTCATCACGGTGCGGATGGTTCCGGCCCTGCCGCTGTTCTTCTCGGCCTGCCCGCGCTGGAACTCCACCCAGCGCTTGAAATCGGATTCATTGGAGAAGATGCCCCGCCAGGCATCGCCCACCAGCTCCTCGGCAGCTTCCTCATAGGTCAGGTTCTGCTGGGCATAGTCGCCCAGCTTCTCCCGGATCATCTCGTCCACGGTCTCAAAGCCGCTGCTCCTGGCCAGATACAGCAGGGCATGGTCCTGCAAAGTCTTTGCTCCCTCGCTGTCCAGTGCGTTGTACCAGTGGTAGTCCTCGTGCAGCACCGTGCCGAACGTATCCTGTGCACTGTCCCCAAAGAAGATCCGGGCCGTCTCCGTGTCCACATAGGCCCGCACCCGGCTGTCTGCCTGTCCCGCACCGTTCTGCAGCACGTTTTTCAGAACCGCCGTGGTGCCGGTTGCTGCCGCGTTCAGCTCGATCACCTGGCTTCCAGCGTCGTTCGCGTTGCGCAGGGTTCCCTTGTAGATGGTCTCACCCCGGCCCGTCAGGCTCTGTTCCGTCAGAGTGCCGCCCAGCTGGCTCTTGGCCCACCGGGTCTCTGCCGCATCCCTGCCGTAGGTGTAGGCGATCTCCAGCGCGTTCCGGCCCTTGAGGTTGCCCAGCACATAGTTCACGTTGGCCGCCATGCCGCTGCCGGTGCCCGCCAGCTCCAGCGCCTGGTCAAAGGTCTTCACGTCCTCCATCTGGCCCAGCCGGTACAGAGTGGATGCTGCCGCCGCATAGCGGTCACTGTCCACGCCTTCCGGCTGTTTCAGGCTGATCTCCTGCGCCGCCTTTTCGCCCACCTTCCAGCTCCGCAGCACCTGCTCCGTCCGGGCCTGCTTCTGGCCCTCCGTCCTCGGTGCTTCCATGCCGTAGGTCTCCCGCATCTGGCTGTTGCTGCTGTCCATCCCGTCAAGGGTGCTTTCTTCCACAGGGACCGACTGCATCACAGCCTGCCGGTCAGCTCCATTCTGCGCAGTCAGCTCAACGTTTCCCGTCCTGTCAAGGGCCCCCATACTAGGGGGACTGTCAGCACTTATGCGCTGACTGAGGGGTTCTGCACCGTCCGCCGCTGTTTCCGTGGAGCTTTCCACACTTTCCCCAGCGTTCTCAACAGCATTCTGCTGGCTGCGCTGTGCCGCCACTTCCCGCAGCATCCGCCAGGTAGCCGCAGCCGTGCTCGGCAACTTCACCCCATAGGCTTCCTCAAAAGCCGCGCGGTTTGCCTCGTTTCCGGCCTCCGGGGTGAACAGCCTGATGGTCTTGCCTGTCAGGCTGTCACCGGCCGCCGCTTCTGCAAACGTCTGCACAGCCAAGTTGTCCGATATGGCAGCAGTTTCTGCACTGTTGCCCTCAACCGCAGGGCCCGCCGCTTTCAGGTCAGCAGAGCCTTTTTCAGTCCCATCAGACTCCACCGACATGCCAAGGGCCCCACTATTAGGGGGGCTGTCAGCGCTCACGCGCTGACTGAGGGGTTCCGGTTCCCGCGCCAGCTCCTCACGGCGCTGGTGTTCCTTCAGCGCCTGCTCGTATTCGTCCTGAGCGGCATACCGCTCCACGTTGCCCCGCAGGCTGGAATCTCCCGCGTTCATCCTGGAAAGCCCTGTGCCCACAGCGCCGCCCAGTGCACCGGACGCACCGCCGGTCAGCCCCGCTTCCAGCGCCTGAACCAGCGTGTCCGTGGTAAACATGGTCTGGGCAGCTTCGCTGTCTCCCAGGGCCGCATCAATGGCCTTGTCGGCGTAGGTCTCCACAAAGGCCTGCATGGCGTTGTCAATGCCGCCGGAAATGGCGTTGGCAACTGCCGGATGTGCCGCCGCAAAGGCCGAATCCCCAGCCAGCGCCCGGATCTTGTCTGCCACAGCTCCCGCCACGGAATTTCTGGCGTAGTCCGCGCCCATGGTTCTTGCCAGATCAGCCGCACCCACGCTGTTGATGGCCCATCCTGCGCCAAACTTGGCCACGCCGCCCACCAGCGCCTTGCCTGCGCTTTCGCCCTTGGCCGCGCTCTTGCCCATGGCATCCGCAGCGCCCTGGGCACTCAGCACCGGCAGCACCGCCGCCGGGTTGATGGCAGCCACGGCAAGGTTCTCTGCCGCGCTGGTCGCCACGCCCTGCACGGTCCGCTGCACATCGGTCAGGCCGCTCTGGGCCGCGCCCGTCAGCTGCTGGCCCCGGTTGTACAGCTGGTAGCCCACGCTCTTCTCCGTGTCGATGCCACCCTTTGCTTCCGTTCCGGCAATGCGGCTGCGCATGTCCTCGATCTCCTGCCGGGTAAATCCCTGCTGCAACAGGTCGCCGGTGCTGTACTTGGGCTGGTAGTCCATGTCAGTTTCCATCAGCTGGTCATACAGGTTCTTCTCGCGGGGGTTCCGGGCAAGCTCTGCTTCCAGTGCTTTCCGGTTCTCGCTGCTCTGCCGGATGTTCTTTCCGGCCTGCACCAGGTACTCCGCACCCATCAGCGGGGCAGCGGCCACGGTGTCCGCAACGCCGCCCACGGTGTTTGCCGTCCGCCGGGCCAGCTGCTTCCACTCCGGGATTTCTTCCATAGTGTCCAGATACTCCCTGGCCTGCCGGATCTCCGTGTCCGTGTACCCCAGCTTTTTCAGGTCCGCCGTGCTGTAGGTGTTGCCCACCTTCCCCTTGATTCCCGTGGTGCGGAAGGGGTCGATGCTACCATCCCCGGCGCTGGCCCCGTTTCTGCTGGTGCCGGTCTCGGCATAGCTGGTATAATTGCTCTTCTTTTCCAGCAGCTTGTTCACAAGCTCCTGATTCCGAGGCTGGTCAAACCACTGGTTGGCCTGGTCAAAGGCATCCGGCTGGCTGTACTCCGCATAGCTGTTCTTCAGCTTCTGGGCCTGCTGTCCGTACCACGTTCCCTTCCCCGCCGGGCTCACTGTCACCTTCTGCCGGTTCAGCTCGTCGCTCCGGTTGTCCATGGCATCCGCAAAGCCCAGGTTGTTCCTTGTCCGGTAATCCTCCAGCGCCGTGGAGTACAGGTCGGTGCCCGTCTGCTGTTTCTGGGTTTGCAGTGCCGCACGTTTTTCGGCCATTTTTTCCGCCGTCCATGGATTGCTATTGTCCGACACAGAGTTTCCCGTACTGCCAAGGGCTAACGGGTTGCGGCTGTCAGCGCTCTTGCGCTGACTGAGGGGTTCTGCCCCACCAGCAGCGGCATTGGTTTTTTTCTGAAGTTTGGCCCGCTTTTGGGCCATCTGTTCTGCTGTCCATGCCATTTTTGTTCTCCTTACCATCCCATCGCATTCCAGACCTTGGCCGCCACGTCATCATTTATGCCCATGTTGACCAGCCTGGCATAGATCGTATCCGAATCCACCCCTTCTGCACTCCACCCCTTTGCATAGCTCAGGGCATTGCTGTACGGCATTCCGGTACTCTTACCCGTGCTCCCTCCCGTGGTTCCCCCGGGCAGGGCCCACTTGTTCGGATTCGCCAGCGGGGCGATCAGCCCGCTGCCAGTTCCGGTCGCTGCTGTTGTGCCCGTGTCACCGTCCGGCAGCATTCCGGCGCTGGCCAGAATGTTCGCATAGACGCTCTTGGTCGGGTCATCATCCTTCAGGCTCTGATACTTACCCAGCGCCGTCAGCAGTTGGCTGTTTGTCCACCCGCTTCCGCTCTTGCTGGAGCCACCGGAACTCCGTCCGGAGCTGCCGGAACCGCCGCCGGACAGGGCCTTTGTAAAACTCTGCTTTCGTGCATAGTCATTGAATGCCCAATCTGCCACATCATCACGGGTAGCGATTGAATTCGGATCCATGCCCAGAATGTTCAGAATCGTCTGTGCACCCTTCTGGTCACCGTTTGCCGTCATGCTGGATGCGCTCTGGATCCATTTGAGTTTATCCTCCCACGTCATCTGCTTTCCGTTGTAACTGTCCAGCAGCGTCGGATCCATTCCGGCATCCTGCATCATTGCCTTTGCCAGATCAATACCCCCGGCATCAGCGAGATTCATTGCCACCTGTGCCGTTTGCTGCCGTGCCGCCTGCTTCTGCAGCGCCAGCTGCTCTTCCTGATAGGTGTACCCCTTGTACCCATCGTAGGCCGTCAGGGCCGCCGAGCCGATGTTCTTTACCGTGTTCCAGAGGTTGTTCCAGTAGTTGTCGTTCTCGTTCCGGGCCTGTTCGCTCTGGTTGGCAAGGAAATTCTGCCACGCCGTGTAGTTGGCAAAATTGCTGCCGTAGGCACTGCGATCCAGCGCCTCGGTGTTGGCCATGCCGGAAAGGGCACTCAGCAGGTCGTTCTGCTGTTTCTGGTATTCGCTCAGTGCCTGGCCTCTCAGGCCGGGTACCGCATTGTCAATGCCGCTCAGCGCCTGCTGCTGGCCCTGCTTTGCCACGCTGTCGGCGTAGCTGCTGCCATACCCACCCGCCAGCATCGCCGCGTTGGCCTGGGCGTTCTCCGCGCTGGCGGCAGCATTGGCCTGGGCCTGGGCGCGGTACTGCTGGTAGGCTTTGCTGCCGGTGTCCCAGTCGAACCCGCTGCCGATCTGCCCGGTCAGGCTGTCCATTGCGTCCTTGTTCCGGCTCACATAGTCCGCCGGGCGGTTGGCGTTCCATTCCCGCTCTTCCTGTTCCGCCTGGTTCTTTCTCCGTAAGGTATCAAATAACATAAAGTTCCCTTCTTTCTGTCCTCTGTCGCAGGGCCCCACACCGGTCTTCAGAGCAAGCCACCCGTCATCATCTTCACGATAAGCGGCCCGGCGAGCTGTGCACCGATCCGCAATACGTTCCCCCAGAAGTTGGTGTTGTTCGCATCCTTCTTCTGGTTGGCCCCCACCGCGTTGGCATACTCGGTCTGAGCACTGTTCAGCTGGCCATAGTAATTGTTCAGGCGGGTGTTGTAAGCATCCTGCGCCAGCTTTTCCTGCTGCTGCAAAGAGCTCAGCCGGTTGCCCAGGTCACTCTTTTTGGTGGCATATTCGTTGTAAGCCTGGTTGTATAAGCTGTCTGCCACGTCCGAAAGCCCGTTCATGGTGCTCTGGTAGGCCGTCTGCCCGCTGGAAGTGCCCCAGCTGTTGCCGTAGCCGCCGCTGCGGGCCGAAGCGTTGGCGGCAGCGTTCTCGCTGGCCAGCTCCGCACCCCGGGTGTACTGGTTCTTGTACTGCTGGTAAGCTGCGTCCTTGGTGTAGTCGTAAGAAAAGCCGTCCCGGTTCATCTTGTCCAGCTGGCTCTGCGTGCCGCTGATCTGGCTGCCGTACTCGCTCTGATACTCCCCGGGCTTCTGTCCTTTGATGTAATCCAAATTGTTCTTTGCCGTGGTCACCCGGTCATTGCTCTGGGCGTACTGGTAGCTGTTGGAACCGTTCTTTCTGGTTCCAAACACGCCGGTGCCCGCATTCTTTTCGCTGTTGCCGGTAATGCCGTCATACACATCCCCTACCATCAGCCCCACATTGTGGCCCGGGATCAGGTACTCCCACCATTCTCCTCTTGCCATCTTCTCACTGTCTCCTTTCGTTTACTCCACCTTCAGCCCCATGGCGGTCAGCTTGTCCCGCATGGTGTCGCTGAAGTTCGTCTCGTCCAGGTTCTGCATCATGTACATCATCTGGTCCCGCAGCTGCATCAGGTAGTTGTTGATGCTCCGCCTGTCCTCCGGGGCCATGTTGTCACTCAGTTTCGGCATGGCGATCTCGCCAAGCCTCGTAATATCTGCCATATAAAATCTCCTTCCCCTAAGCAGGGCTATCTCTTCGGTTCCCCTCCGGCCACCCGGTTGCCCCGGCTCTCTGCCATGCTGAACGCAATGCTCCGCACCGCGATCTGCCCGGTGCCCTTGATCCGCAGCCGCATGGTGTCGTGCCGCTCTGGCACAAATGGCAGGTTGACCCGGGTGTATTTGTTCAGAACGGCTGCCTGGCCCAGCGTCTCCCAGGCCCCGCCCTCATAGCTGGCCTGCAGCTCCACAACGCTGTACGTCAGGGCATCCACTCGCAGAAACACCCGGTTGATGTACTTGTCCGCCGGGATGTTCAAGCCAATGTCTCCGCTCACAGCTTCAAAGGACACCTTCTGTTCCAAATTCGCCTTTGCCGTGTCGGTGTCCCGGTCGGCCTCCCGTTCCGGTTCGGTGGCCCACAGGTTCACGCCGTCCCACTGGTAGAGCTGCCGCCCCGTGGAGCACATTGCCCAGCCGGAAGCATTCTCTTCCGCCGCCGTGTCCTCCTCGTGCCAGAGCCGTCGTTCGGTGTCGTAGACCAGCAGCCGGGTCTCGTTCCGGCCCGGCACCCGCAGATGCAGGTAATACCGGGTGTCCAGCACACCGCCCACCGCCCCGCGCACGTTCATCAGCCAGGTGTTGTCCAGTCCGCCGCTGATCTTCACCGGCAGGCTGCCGTCCCAGGCCATCACGCCGTCAGGGGAAAGGTAGTACAGCACCTCTGCCAGCACACACATGCTCTTGCTGGCCTGCTTGGCCACGCCCCGGCACTGCACGCTCACCAGCTGATAGTCCGCCGGGCGGCTGCCGTAGAGCTTGTGCAGGCAGTTCTCCTTGAAGAACAGCACATAGCCCATGCAGGTGGCTGCACCGGTAAAGGGGCCGTCACTGCCCACGTTCACGGCGTAACTGTCCGAAGCAATGCCCCGGTAGCTGTACCAGTTGGTGGGGTCGCCCAGCTTGCAGCTGTAGATCACATTCTCCTCGCTGTTGCAGCCCCATACCCGGTTAGCGTTCTCGGTCACATATTCCAGCCGGGGCACCCGCCGCCGTGCGGTAATGGTGGTGCCGCCCGCTGTGGCGTTCTCGCTGCCGTTCATGCTCTTCCAGGTGGTACCGCCTGCCGTCACGGTAAAGCTGCCGTAATAGCGTGCGCTCTCGGTCCTTGGGCTGCCAGTCAGCACAATGCTGTCCCCGTCCATCTGCTCAATGGTCACCTCGCCGTTCACACCCTCGGCCAGATACTCTTCCACCAGCCCGGGCACCTGCTCCACCGTGATGGTATCCCCCTTCTTGAAGCCCGCAGCGGCCAGCCCGGGCAGGGTCATCTTCACGCTGTTCAAAAGGATCTCCGCCCACTTGCCGCTCTTGGCATCGTACTGTTCCAGCACGTTCACATAGGCCCACTTGCTGGAAGAGGAGTTCTGTTTCAGAAACAGCGTCCCATCCGCCGGGCCAGAAGGCTCCGTGGTGCCCACGCTGCTCACGGTGTAGGTCTTGCCGCCCGCGTCGCAGGGGGCAATGGTCACCGTGCCGGTCTGGCTCCATGCGGCGCTCAGGGCTTCCAGCTTTCCGGTGGCCGTGTCAAAGCTCTTGGCATCCGGCCAGATCAGGATCTTCGTGCCCATGCCGATCATAATTTTCTCGCTGTCCGTCACGGCGTTTTCCAGCACGATCTCCCCGCCCGCAGCCGCGGTGGCCACGTCGTCCTCGCTGTCCTCGGTGTAGCGCAGGTTGGTGCCCTCGCACAGCAGCAGGCCGTTCAGGTGGTACATCCCGTTGCAGCGGCCCATGGCCCGCATGGTGCGCCGGGGTGTCCGGGTCTGCAGTGCGGGGTATCCCCGGCTGGAAAAGTTCTTCATCTCGGTAAATTCTGCCTCGGCGCAGGCATAGCTTTCGTTCAGGCCGCCAAAGGCCGTCTGGATGCTCTTCCCCGTCGAGATGCTGTATAAACTCGGCAGTGCCATCTCAGTACCTCCACTTCGTGGCCATCCTGGGCAGGTAGGTGTGCCTGCACCAGGCTGCAAACTCCTGCTGGTTCTCGTTGGCCAGCTGCATCTCGTTGGCATAGCGGTCGGTCTCGCCCAGGGCCGCGTCCATCTGGGCCGCCAGATAGTGGGCATAGTAGCTGTCGTAGGGCTCCGGCAGCAGCAGCTCCGCGTCCTGCCGCAAAAGTTCCTGCTCCCGGTCGTATAAAATATCCGCACCCACGGCATCAAAATCGGTGGTGTCGCTCTTGTCCACCACGCTCTTTCTCAACCCCGCATCCGCCTGCCGCAGCCATAAGATCTTCAGCTCGCGGTCAAACCCGTTGTTGGGCCGCAGCTTGTCAGCCGTTTCGATTGCTTTTCCTACTGTCACGCTTATCCCATCCTTTCACATCTGCAACCCGGGTTGCGGCTCCCAGCGTCCACTTCGCACAAAGCTTTGTGCTCGTGTCCTGCTGGCCGCGGCCCCAACAACTCCTCCCTGTTTCCGTCACTGGCGGCGGTCGTCGTCGTTTCAATTGCCTTTCCTACTGTCATAAAAGACCTCCAAACAAATAACCCCCGGCACAGCGTGTGCCGCCGGGCCGGGGGGATACATCTAAGCAGGGCTCCCCCTTCGGGGGAGCTGTAAGCAGCTCCGGCCATGCCGGACTGCGCACTGAGAGGGTTAAACTTACGCCTTATTCGCCAGCTCTTCCATGCGGGCAGCGGTCTGGTCGTCCTGTTCCTGGCTGTGGCGGATGACCTCCGCCACCTCCGGGGGCACCTCAATGTTCTTGCCGCGCTGCAGCTGGTAGTTCACACCATTCACGCTCACGAACAGGTCGCCCTTGTACTTCCCGCTGTCCGAAAACAGCCGGATCGTCTCAGTCTTTTTCTTTGCTTCTGCCATATCCATCAACCTTTCCCGTAACTTATTTCAAATCGGCGCAGAGCAAAAATGCGGTTAAGAGATCTTCGCGTGTATGCGCGAATCTCCAGCATTTTTGCTTGGAGCCTTCTTCTTCGGGGTTACTAGGGGCGAGCAGCCCCTAGTTCGTGCCTCCCGCGCTTCGAAAGTAGCGGGTGCTTTTCTGGTTCTCTTTTGGCACGCAAAAGAGAATAACCCTTTTAGTTTGCCTCAGCCGTTGCACTGTACCGTGCGCTGCAGCTCTCAATGCGCACCATGTACTGCTCCACCAGGCGCTCAGCGGTCTTGTGTGCCTTCCAGCCCACAGATGCGCGCTGGTTCAGGGGGTCGTCACCGTAGCCCAGCTGCTTCACGATGTGCTCCAGGCCGCCGCCCTCGATCTCGGTGGAACCGTAGGCGTGGGCACCCAGGATCAGGGTGCTGAACACGGCCAGACCCGTCGGGCAGCCGGTGCCCTTCCAGATCTTTGCCTCGCTGGTCTCCACAAAGCGCACACCGTGCAGCGTGCCGATCTCGCCGTTGTAGATCTCGTCCGGCTGGGCGTACTTGTGCACATCGATCCAGTCCGGGTCGCGGCGCAGGTCATAGGCCACATAAGGGTGGATGATGCCCACAAAGCTGGTGCCGATGGGGTCAGCGTTCATGGCCTTCAGCTGGGTGGCCGCGCGGGCGATCAGGTCGCTGGTCAGCTGGCAGGTCGCGTCCAGGGTAGCGCGGCTGGTCACAGCGGTCTCTGCGCCGCCCTCGCCGATCTTGGGTGCATAGATCACGTTGGTGCCGCCCGCCAGCACATCACGCACGATGGTGTCCAGGGTGCGGCCCGCCTGGCTGGCAATGATCTTGGTTGCCTGCACGATGTTGTTGTCAATGGCAGTCAGCTGCAGCGTGTCGGTAATGGGTACCCAGCCGCCGTACTGCTTGACTTCAGCGGTAACGGTGGAAACGTTCATGGTCTGGCCGTCCGGGGTCACACCCTCGGTCAGCGGAGTGGTGGCCTTGGGCAGGCTGTCATACTTGCGGAACTCAATGTTTTTGCCGCCGTTGGCCGGAATGGGATACGGGTCGCCGAACTGGTCATGCACCAGGGCAGGCTCTGCCTGGTCGATCAGGCGCTTCTCGTAAAAGGTTTTCATCTCGGCACTCATGCCGGATGCGCCGGTGGTGTTCTGGTTCTGGGTGCTGGCCGTTGCAAACATCTGCAGATCCAGCTTCAGGTTCTTGGTTCTGTTGTTCATAGCTTCCTCCTAAAATTTATTTTCCTCTACTCACGGCTCCCCTAGTAGGGGAGCTCCGGCATCTGCGCCGCCGTAGGCGGACAGTGCCGGTGAGAGGTTTACAGTGTAATAACTTCACCCCGCATGGCCCGCCTCTCCATCTCTTCCATTTCCTTGCGGCTCATGTGGGATACGTCGATCTTGGTCTGCACCGCGCCGCCGGGGCGGGTGCCATTCTCGCCGGGCCGGGCATTGCGCTGCTGCATCCGGGTCACCACACCCTGCTCCACCTGCCGGGCCGTGGCGGCCTGCTGCTGTTTCAGGATGTGATCAAAGTAGGCGCTGCGGTAGGCGTTTGTCATGGAAACGCCCGACCGCATCATCTTCTCCACCTCCGGGTTCGCCAGCACCTCAGCCATGTTGAAGTCGGGATACTGGGCTTTCAGCTGCTCCGCTTCCCGGTCCCATCCGGCCTGCAGCTCGGCAATGCGGGCCTGCTGGACACGCTGACGCTCCATCTGCTGGATCATCTGCTGCTGTTCGGTCAGGTGCTTGTTCTGGCTTTCCAGCTTGTCCAGCTCCCGGGCCGTCCTGGTGGAAACACCCTTCTCCATGGCCAGCTTCTCGTAGTAGGCATCGTCCTTCACCGCGCCGTTCCGCACAGCCTCGGTCAGGGCCACCAGATCGTTGGCATCCGTGCCGTACTTTTCCTGCAGCGCCTGCATCAGACCCTTCATGGCCGGGCTTGCTTCCAGCCGCCGGGTCGCTTCGGTCACGGCGTTCTGCATCAGCTCCTCGGTCAGGTCGGCATACTCTCCGCGCAGCAGCTCACCAAAGGCTTTCCGCCGCTCCTCCGGGCTCTTGGTCTTGCCTTCGCCCTTCTCCTCGCCGTCCTTGCCCTCGGCTTCGTTCTGGTTCTCTTCCGCTTCCTCGTCCAGCTCAGACTTTTCCTCACTGCCAAGGGCTCCCCCCTCGGGGGAGCTGGCGGCGCTCTGCGCCGACTGAGAGGGTGAGCCCTCTTCCCGGCTGCTCCGCTTCAGCACCCCGCTCCGCCGGGCCAGCCGCTCTTCTGCCGGCCGCAGGGCGGGCAGCTCAATGGCATTGCCTTCCCCGTTCGCTGCCCCTGCAGATGCGTTGGCTCTCCCGTTGGGAGAGCTGTCCGCGCCAGCGGACTGAGAGGTTCCGTCCCCGCCCGCAGCACCACCGTCTGCAAACATCTGCAGATCAATGGCATCTGCCTTGTCTGCGTGCATGTTGATGTACCGCACATGCTCCGGGTAGGCATCCGCCAGCAGGATCAGACCGTCTGTCACCAGCTCAAATTTTGCCAGGCTGTCAGTGCCCTGCTTTGCCTGTACCACCATCAGGTTCCGGTCATCGGCACAGGTCACGGTCCCGCTGTCCAGACTGTAGGCCAGCGTCTGCATCAGCGCGCTCACGGCAGCACATACAATGTCCTGCCCCTTGGGTGCAAACTCCGCGTGCCCCTCGGCCCGCAGGAACATCATGTCTCCCATCTCGTTGTAAGTGATCTGGATCATTCTATCGCTCCTTCCAAAATTTCCTCTAAGCAGGGCTCCCCTTTCGGGGGAGCTGCAAGCAACTGCGTCGTCAGACGCATTGCGCGCTGAGAGGGTCACTTATTCGGATTATTCACGTTCATGGCCCGCTGTGCCGCCTGGGTGGCCAGGCTGTTGCCTCCGCCGCCCACCACAGCCCCCAGGCCGTTGGTCGCTGTCTTTGCGGTGGTCTGTCTGCCGCTGCTGCCGCCCGTGGTTCCTGCCGCCTGTGCAGCGGCCCCGGCCATGGCGCTCATGTTGGTGCCGTTCTGCTGGTCAATGATGGCGCTCAGCTTCTGCAGCTGCTCCATGGCCTGCTGCAGCTGGGTGTACAGGGTACCGTTCTGCTGCACCCGTTCCCGCACCTTTTCGATGCCCTCAAAGTCCATCATGTCCAGCACCGCCAGCGCCGCGTCAGCGTTGGCCGGGGCAAACAGCCCCATCTGGTAGCACTCCTTTGCCGTCTCGTTCTGGGAAAGGCGGCTGAAGGTGCTCTTCTTGGCAGCCGATACCGTGATGTCGAACACCGGCTCGTGGCTGCCCAGCTCCACCCCGCCGATCATGCCAACCGGCTGGGGCTGCAGCATTGCCCCGGAGAACTGCACATACTCCGGCTGGCCGCTGTCGCCGGTAATGCGGTAGACCCGGCTCTCGTCGTAGAACTGCCGCATCAGGTCGATGATGAAATAGCATTCCTTTGCAAAGGCCCGGTAAGCGCTTTTCAGCATGTCCCGGGAGAGCTTCGAGCCCGCTTCCTGCAGCGCCGCAATGGCAGAAGCCGCGGTCAGGCCGCTGGTGGTTCCGCCCTGGGAAACGTCCCGGTTGCCGCTGATCTCCTTCAGCTCTGCCACTCTCGCGTCCCGGTAGGTGATCAGGTTGCCCGCCAGTCCCGCTGTCTGTAAGGGCCGCAGGGTCTCGTCCGTCACCCGCCCTGCCGCGTGGACGATGTCCTTGCCAAAATCGGCCAGCTCCTGCTCGTTGATGCCCGCCCCGTCCTGGATGATGTACCGCGCCTTGGCCGAAAGCTTCACGTTCTCGTCCATGGCCGCGTTCATCTCGTCGATGGCAGTCTGGGTGTCCTTCATCACGTCGATGTACCCAAAGCCCGCCGGGCTGTCCTCTTCCACAAACAGGGTATCGAACACAAAGGGGTACTTTCCGTGGTCGTAGAATCCCCTGTCTGCCAGGGCCGGGTCGTTCTCGCTGGCGTAGAGCACCACACCGTTGCAGAACTTGCAGTAGTGCAGCACAGGCCGCCCGTCCTCCCGGGCCTTTTTGTAGTACCAGTCCACCACCACGCTCTTGTCGGAGGTGTCAATGCTCTGGTCGTGGATGTACTTTGCCACTTCCAGCGTGCTGCCGGTGTGGCCTTCCAGCTGGGGGTACTGGGCCTTCAGCTGTTCGTTGTCGGCCACCGCCAGACTGAACAGGTGGGGGCTGTCCTGGATGTCCATCACGCCGGGCTCCCAGTACATCATCAGCAGATCCATGCTCTTGATGGAGATGTCCCCCACGCCGTTCCGTAGGCCTGGGTCCCAGAAGATGCCCTTCACGCCAGTGCCCTGCTTGAGCTTGCGCCACCAGGTATCGCTGTACACCTGCTCGTATTCCGCCTGTTCCAGCAGCACCGGCAGGATCTTGGAAAGCACCTTGGCGGTCTGCTCGTCGTCCGCTGCCCGGGGCAGCACGTTGGGTTCCGGGTAGTTGTCCATGGCATCCGCGTGCTTATTGGCAATGCTGTTGAACAGCCACCCGCTGGAAGGTTTGGGCTTGCCCTCCATCATCTCGTTCTGGTAGTTGGCCCAGTGCTGCATCCGAAACCACAGCTCGTTGTCCACGATCCGCTTGTCCAGCGCCGCCTTGCCGGTCTTGTATCTCTGTAACAGCGCCGTGGCCTTCGCCACCTGCTCTGTGCCGATCACGTCGGTCATACTCTAAAAAACCTCGCTTTCTTCCCCAGCTCCAGCGGGTCATCCGGCATGGGCTGCACCGGCTCTGTCCGTGGCGGGCTGAGGGGATTCTCCATCAGCACATACCGGCACTCGTCGTAGATGTGATCCTCCTGGTCGGTGTTAATGTCCTCCACGTTGCTCTCGCTGTATACCAGGTTCGGAATGGTGCGGATAAAGTGCTTGCAGGTGTTGAACACCTGCAGCATGGGCCGCCCGTCCGCCTGGAACGCCAGCCGGTAGTGGAACTGCATCTTGCCCGCCAGCCGGGTGTGGTCGCCGGGAGCCCAGTGCAGAAAGTTCGGGCTCTTTTCCTGCATGGCAGCAATGCTCTCGCCCTGGCTCTCGTTGAAGATGGCCGGGTCGGCCACGCCCAGAATGGTGCGGCCCCGGAGCATGGGGTCGTTCTCTTCTGCTTCCCGGATCATCCTTGCCTGCTTCACAGGGTCAGCCTTGATGCCCTCGTTGGGGGTTCCGGTGCAGCCGTACAGCTCCCGGATGCGGTAAAGCCTGCCCTCTTCGTCCGCCGCATACCACCCCACGGAAAAGGGCTTCGAGTAGCCGAAATCGTACCCCCGCCAGATCTTCCAGTGTCCCGGGATGCGGAACGGGCGGATCACATGTGTCCACCGCTGGTCGTCGTAGTGGGCCGGGTCGTTCTTCCACTCGGTGAACACCTGCCCGGTAAAGCTGTCCCAGTCGCCGTAGAGCAGGGCTTTCTTCTCCGCTTCCGGCAACGCAGCCAACGTGCCCAGGTATCCCGGGTCATTTTCCAGCAGGGTCGCGTTGTCAAACACGGTGCTGGGGATAAAGATGCGGGTCCGCCGCTGCACGATCTCCCGTCCGTCCGGAGCCCTGGCCTTTACCATCTGCACCATCCGGGTGCCGGGCGGGGCCGGGCTGACGAACCTTGCCTTCACCCATCCGTGGCCGATGCCGCCGGGGTTGGCCGTGGCCCGGGTGTAGACCCGGGTATCGGGGCCGTTGGGTCGGTTTCGGCTCAACAGGTAGCTGTACTCTTCCCAGGTGAAATGGGTCAGCTCGTCAAAGCCGATAAAGTCGTAGGCCTGGCCCTGGTAGTTGTACCTGTCCTGGGCGTGGTTCATGCTGCCAAAATAGATCTTTGCCCCGCTGGGGAAGGTCCAGCAGTGTGTGCTGCTGTTGTACCGGGCTTTTGGGAATACTGGCTTGTAATACCGCATGGTCTTGTCAATGAGCTCCCGCAGCTGGGGAAACGTCTTTCGGATGATGAGCCCCCGGTAGTGTGGGATCTCCACCTGCCGCAGGGCCTCGATCACCAGCGCGTCGCTCTTTCCGCCGCCTGCGGCCCCGCCATACAGCACTTCGTTCTCGGTGCGCTGCATGAACCGTGCCTGGGCGGGCTGTGGTGACCAGATCACCGGTCTGCCGTCACGCATCCTCTGTGCCGCCATCCACTTCCACCTCCTGCTGGCCGTCCGTCTCACTGGCTGCCGCGATCTCTACCATCGGCGGACCGCTCTCGCTGTCGGTGTTCTCCGCCGGGGCCATGGCAGCAGCCTTTTCAGCCACTTCCATCAGCACCTTGGCCACACCGGCCGCGTTCTTGTCGCTCATCACCCGGCCCTCGTACCGTTCCAGTTCGGCGTTCAGCCTCCTGCGTTCCGTGTCATCCAGCTGCCTGTCGTAGCTGCCCGGGCTGGCATACACCACAAGCCCGGTCTCGGTGGCATCCGCCAGCTCCTCCGGGTCGTCCTTCAGCAGGGTGCCCACGGCAAAGTCCCGGGCCCGGGTGTCCTCGTCCAAACGCCGGTGCAGCCTCTCCGTGATCTGCGCCGCCCGCTGGCTCTCAGCGGCCCGGCCCTGCAAAAAGGTCACCTGTGCCCGCACGCCCAGGCTTGCCCGGATGGCGATCTCCCGCGCGGCTTCCTGCCGGGCCTTTGCAAAGGCATCACTGCGGCCTGCCTCCTCGCTCATCCAGCTGCGGATGGTCGATTCCGGCACGCCGTACTTCTTCGCCACAGCGCAGACGGAGTTGGAGCCCAGCATGGCCATCACCACCTCGGCCCGGAACGCCGCCGGGTATTTTTTTCCCCGTTGCTTCCCGGCCACCGTGTTCTTGCAGTACGCCCGCTTCTTCGCCAACTCTCTCACCTGCCTTTGCAAATATCCTATCACGCCCCGCCGGGTGCAACTACCCCGGACATTTGCCCGCCGGGCAGCAGCCCTGCATCCGCTGCACACACTGCCACGGTGCTCAGGGCTTCCAGCTCTTTGGTGTAGTAGGTCGTCCGCCCCACATACAGCCGGGCGATCACCTTTTCCTCGGGCATACCTTGCAGGTAGCGCAGCCGCAGCAGCTGGGCGCATACCGGGTCATTGCGGTCGTACCAGGCCAGCACCGCCCCGATCACCTGCGCCCAGGCAGCACAAACAGACCCCTCGCCATATCGGCGCAGAGCCTGCCGGGTCGCTTTCTTCTGCTCTTTTGTCACCGCCCCACCTTCTTTTCGCATGGGTATAACGCGCAAAATACCGGTGTTTTATCTGTCAGGTGCGAAGAATCGCAGCCTCCCTCCGACGCAGGATCACATAGCATTGTGGTTCCAGCCGTTCCCAGCCGGTTCCTTCCCGCTTCGGGCTCTCATGCAGCCCGCCGGGCTCCAGCACGATGCACTTTTCCATCTTCCAGCCAGGAAACCGCTGCTCCCACCACTTTGCATCGTTCTGCTTTTCCCCGCAGGCGGCCCGCAGCTGTTTCCGGCTCCATCTGCCATCGTTGGGGGCCTGCTCAATGGCCGGGCGCAGGTTGGCCGTTTCCACCCACAGCCGCTCCTTGTGGCCGTAGAGGTAGCCCACCGTGCCGTATTCGCCCTGCCCACTCTTGCCCAGCAGCTTTTTCATATCGATTCTGTCCACGTTCATGGTTCCCAGCGGCTCAAACTCGTTTGAGCCGGGGATACGCCGCCGCCACAGATCCTCCAGCAGCTCCCGCCACTCCCGGCGCTGGGCCGCGGTCAGGCCCGGGCATTCCGCAAAACCGTGCATGTGCAGCCGTCCTGCTTCTCCCTTTCGCACCGCCACCAGCATCAGGCGGATGTCCTCCCGCCTTGCCCCGAACCGCTTGCAGGTGGCCGCCATCACCCGCCGCTTGTAGTTCTCCACGTCTCTCCGGCAGGCCAGAATGTCCTCCGGCAGAAATGGATCCTCGTATGTACCGGTCAGGAACATTCCCGCCGGACTGAAATTGGTCAGCGCCTTTCTCTGGCGCTTGCGCAGGGAATCCATTTTGTTCTTCGCCTTCTGCCCCTCGCTGGATTCCTTCCGCTTCTTGCCCCGGCCCCGGTGTTCCTGGGGGATGATGGAGAACACTCCGACTGCCATGTAGTCATCCCCGCACTGGTATTTTTTCTCTCGGATGTAGTTACAGCGCATCCCGGTGCCCTCCTGCTGGCTTTCACTTTCTGCTGATAGTCTCTTTCCCGTGACCCCACCGTCACAGAAATAACGGGTATACTAGCTCCCCAAAGAGGGCCCTTCCCCCTCTTTCTTTATAAAGGTATTATGAAACGTAACGGATACGGTGGACGTGTCAGTCCATCGTATCCGTTGCTCTTCATAATAGATCAAGGTGTTTAAGGCGTGGCGGGCTTTCCTTTTTCCGCCCAGTATCCGTAGGTCAGTTCCGGCTTTCCAATTTTCCGGGCCTTCTCGTTGTAGATCATCAGGTCATGCACATCGTAGGCCAGGGCGCTGGGGTCGATCACGCCGCCAATGGGCTTGCGCTTCACCTTTGCCGGCTGATCCGGCAGCTTCATGGGGTGCCGGATCCGTTTCTGGCACAGCTCCATCTCCATCCGCGTAACGCCGCCGGGCTTGTACACGCCGCCCCGCTTGCGGTAGCACTCGTGCACTGTGCCCTCGCTGCCAAACAATCCCTTGTCCTTCAGCTCTGCCGCCGTGCCCTTGCCCAGCAGGGTGCCGTCCGCACCGTAGCAGCTGTACACCCGCACCATCCGGGTCTCGGCCCGCTCGTCCGCGCTCAGGCCCTCTGCCCGGGCCCTCTCCACCCGGTCGTCCTTGGTGCTCTTCCGCTCCATCTTCCACCGGTAGTTCTTCGGGCTGGGGTTCTTGCATTTTTCCAGATTATTCCAAATGCTGCTCAGCTTGTTCACATCGGGAAAATATCCCTGCTCCACCAGCTCCACGCTGGTGCCCTTGGCCACCACCTCGCCGGTGTCCCAGTCCATCAGGGTGTATACCCATCTGCATCCACTCTGCATCTTATCGTCCTCCTTGATCCTTGGCTCCCATATCAGGGGAGCTCTGCAAGGCGCTGGCATAGCCAGACCGCAGCGGTGAGAGGTTGCTTCCGGTAGCCGCTGCCATGGCATCCGCATATTTCTGCCGAACACTCTCTTCGTTCAGCACATTCAGGCTCTGGCGGCAGGCCTTGCGGCCCGCTGCCATCATCACGGCCCGCTTCAGAAACTCTGTTTCCTGCTCCTTGTAGCTTCGGCTCAGGGTCTGCACTGTCTTTTCATCGTCCACGTTCTCCACCACGATGTCCTCAGTCTGCAAGGCATCGCAGGCGCAGCGCCGCAGCTTTTCCATGGCCACGTCCAGCCCGTCCGTCTTGCCCCACTCATTCAGCTGCTCGTAGTTGTGGCGCATCTCTGCATACAACCGGTTCAGCCGGTCTGCTCCAAACCCCAGCTCCTGCACACAGGCCAGCGCCATCAGCTGCCAGGCCATGGTCGCTGCCCGGTCGCCCACCATTTTCAGCTGCTGCTCCCGCCGGTTGCGGGGTGTCCGCAACGCAGGCACCCGGAATTCCGTCGGCACGCCCTTGGGGATTGCCTCCGCCCGCAGCCGCCTGGCCTTCTCCGTCTGGGGCATCCCGTTCTTGTCCGGCTGCATCACCACAGCCAGGCTCTGGCTGCCCAGCAGCTCCTTCCGTCTGGTGATCCGGTCAAGCCGGGTGCGGCCCAGCCCCCACAGCTCATGTAAGGCGATCTGCCCGCACCAGCAGGTCAGCTGCACCACGCTGTCCTGGGTCAGGTCCATCTCCGCCGAAAGGCTCATCTTTGTTTTCATGGTAACTTCTCCGTTCTTCATATTCCCCGCACGCCCGGTTCCGGCCCCCACAGCTCAGACACCGGCTCCGGGTGATCTCAAACACATGTACACACTGGGTCTTATCCATCAGGGTTCCCCGGTCTCTGCCATCATGGCGGTCAGGTCGCCCAGCATCCCGCTCACCGTGCGGGAAAGAACGTTGATCGCATCCTCCTGCAGGTCGCCGGGCAGGGCCCTCACCGCAAAGCCCGCGTTCACCATCTCGTCCTTCAACCGGGTGTTGATCCGGCTCACCTCGGCCCAGAGCTTTGCCTCGTCCGGGGTCATCTTCCGCCGCCCGGGCCGCACAACGCCCTTGATCATGGCCGTCAGCTCGTGGAACTCCTCGTCGGTCAGGCTCCTGTCGTTCCCGGCCTCGGCAATTGCCCGTGCCCGGTCACTCGGTGTCCCGGTAATCAGAATATTCTTGTACTCTTCCAACGTCATTTCTGCTTGGCCTCCATCGCCCGTTTTATCAGCTCTTCCATAAAAGCAGCTTCTTTATCCTCAAAACGGCCTTTCACCGGGTTACAGCTCAGTGCCAACCGCATTTCCAGTTCTGCGGCCTTTGCAAAGTTCCGAACAATCTCCTCTTTCTGGGTGTTGTTCAGGTCACTGGGCACACTGCTGACAACAAAACTTACTGCCGACTGCATGATCACCCGTGTAACATCCGCTTCACTCTCACCATCCTCAATACTCAGACCGCCATCGTTTCCATTTCTGTAAATCGTGATTTTCATCCTTACCCCGCCTTTCTGCCGCAGACGGCCTTCTTCACCGTGTTCTCCGGCACCTTGTGGATCTTCTGCGGCTCCTTCCGCTGCTCTGCCACCAGGCCCAGCCCGGCCAGCGCCAGGGCTGCACACCCCAGCACAATGGCCAGCAGCGTGTAGCCCAGCATTGCCCAGCCGTTGGCCGCGTTCTCAATGGCCCCGCCGCAGCCTGCTGCAGCCAGTCCCAGCACAATGGCACCGGCGCTCAGCACGCTGCCCGTGATCTTCCTTTTCATTTGCAAATCCTCCAACTCTGTGTTAAACTTCTGGTGATGGGCAGTCAAAAACCATCACCCTGGTTGGCTCGTCGGTGTTCCAGCACCGGCGGGCCTTTTTGCTTTTCTTGCATCTCTGGCCGCCTTCCACTCTTGAAACGCAGCCTCATTCTCCGGTTTTGAGTAAAAGTCCTGTGCGATGTGCAGCAATTCAATAATTTGCCAGTGCTCAAAAGGCAGCTCCTGCTTTTTCCTTCGGCCCATGGCAGCACCTCACAACCACTCGGCGCAGATGGTCTCCACCACAGGCTTTGCAAAGCCGATCAGCTCATCGCCGCGCTTTGCGGCCACGACTGCCGGGCCCACCAGCTCTGCCGCCGCCATCTCACTGGCGCGCTGGTTCGTCAGGGGGCGCTCCTTCATCAGCCCTTCCTCGTTCACCAGCAGCAGAATGCCGTCCACGTCCTTCTCCCGCGCCCACTCGGCGCTCAGCAAGGCGGGCACCGGCTCGATCGGCCCGCCCACCAGCTTCTGCAGGGTCTCCAGCTTCATGCTGTCACCATCATCACACTTCATGTTGAATGCCCGGTTCTTCGCCGGGATCACGATCATATAACGGTCCATCTTAGCCCTCCCCCGCTGCTTCTTCTACGCTGACTGTGTCCATGCAAAAATGCAGCTCCCGCAGCACATCGTTCTGGGTTTTCTCGTCTACGCCGACACTTTTCATCGCCATCCGGCAGTAGCCCATACAGGCTGCATTGCTCCACGGGCCATTGATGTCCTTGATGGCCGCCATAATTTCTTCGTACTTCATAATTTCTCCATTTCCCCCGGCTCCCCGCCGGGGCTTTTTCATGTGTTCTTGTCCGTTCTTCTCCTCTGTGCTATACTCAAAATCAAAAGGAGGCTACTCAGACAATGTCACTGGCTATCGTTTTGTCCAATCCGTATGGAATTGTAATGTCCGCAGATCGAAGATTAACGACCACAATTTCCGATGAACAAACAAATTCAACAGAATCTTTTGTTCTCACTGATCATGAGCAAAAAATCTTCCTCACAAAATCCGGCCACGGAATCACCTATACCGGCGCATCCGGACTGGAAAATCAGACCCGTACGTCCTGTACCATCAAACGATGTCTTTCGCAGTTGAATGAATCTCTTTCCATCGAAGATGAACTCCGGCTGCTCAAGCAGGAGCTTCTGGCTATTGCCGGAAAACGGAATGTTGTTCTGATCGGTGCTGCTATAAGTAACGGCAATCGCATCGTCTTATCCACTTCATTGGTGTCTGAAGCCATTACGGAATTAACCAATGAAAATGGAAACTGTCTCGCATTTTCCGGTGAATCAGAGATACTGATAAAGCTGACCGACATGTTTCCGGTGGAGCGCAATGCCTTTCCGCTTCAGGAATCCATCAATTATCTGCGATTCTTGACCCGTTCCGTTGCCGGGGTTCAGCACTATGCCCAGATCAATCAAACCGTCAGTGAAGAATGCGATATCCTTGTTATTCAGGATATCGGGGCACATTGGATCACATCACCCGAAACTCTTTTCTGACAAACCTGCCGTCATTGCACAATCCTTGATTCCATCATCCTCAATCGGACGCTTTCCAATAAAGCCATCCCGAATCTGCCGCTCCTGTACCGCTAATACAAGGGCGGCAATTTCTTTGGGGTTACCTGTAATCTTTACCGTCACGTTATTTTCTCCTTTCATCTCTCTGTCCCCGGCTCCCCGCCGGGGCTTTTTCATGCGCTCTTTTTCGGGTCGGTGGGCTGAGCACGAAGCTTTTCGGCATCCGCCAGTCCCTTTGCGTAACCCAGCGCCAGCGCCTGCATTGGTTCCGGCAACTTTGTTGCTGTCGTCAGCAGTTCTACCATCCGGGTGGTTTCGGTTGATTGCATCATCTTGCTACACCTCCTAACGGCAAGTAAAATCTTTCCGTTGGTATTATTATAGTTTCCATCGGCAATATTGTCAAGCATTTTTCTTGACAACGGTAAGATTTTGGCGTACTATATTTGCAAGGAGGTGAACACCCATGAACGAACGACTTAAACAGCTTCGTAAAGCATTGAAGCTAAATCAGGTAGACTTTGGTGCCAAACTCTCTTTAACTGGTTCCGCTATTTCCCGTTATGAGAGCGGTGTTAATGCAATGGCTGACAACATCGTTCTTTTAATCTGTCGTGAATTTGATGTCAATGAAGAATGGCTGCGGTATGGCACTGGCTCTATGTTCAGTCAGAAGAATATGGATTTGATTGAACAGCTTTCCGACAAATATGATCTCGGACTGTATGGCCGCCAGCTTCTGGAAACCTATTTGGAACTGTCTGATTCTGATAAACGGGCTGTGGAACGCTTTGTGGCCAATCTAACCGCGAATGTCGAAAAGGCAGAGAAGCTGGAGGAAAATCGAATTGATTCAAATATCTCTATCCGCAAGAAGGCAATGAATCAGTAGTATTTTTCCGTCACGCTCTGCGACACCGCTAAGCAAAAAGGCTCCTGTGCAGTGCTGCACAAGAGCCTTTTTATGTTGCGGAAGCAACAAAACAATTTTTACGCCTTATTTTTGGTTATTTTGCCACTGGTCAGGAAACTTTTAGTCCTCTATGCTGGAATCACTTTCATTCATGGAGGTTCATTATGGATAAATTTGATCAGCGTCAATATAACGCAAAAAAGCTTGCTCACGAACGGTATTTTTCTATATTTTTCTTTTCACTCATCTTTTTTGCCCAAATTATCCTTTTTGTTTCATCTTTCAAATATGAAAGACTAATCTATGGTGTTATCCTTTGCATTATCTTCGACTTCGGCTATGGGTTAGAATATTTCTACCATGAACTTTTTATCGGACAGATGCGCAATGCACTCTCCGACATGGAGAGCAAGATTAATATCGGTCATTGCGTCTACTACCATCTCCCAATCAGCCCCTCCGCCGAAAGTTCTTATCTCTGGGATTCTATCCGTGCCCGTGTCCTCTACCGATATCGGTATCATCGCAAGTATTTTGATGTTAATTTTCTTCCTTCTCGAACTGATGACCCTGCAGAGTGTGCTTGGGCTGCAGCATGGTTTTACGCCAACGACGACCTTAAGAACTTTCAAAACGAGTTGCTAACTCCAAATCATACTGAGATTTCGTCTAACCATCTTGTCCTTCTTCGATTTACTTTAGCTCTCGGCAAATACGGTTATCTTCATGATTTCATTGATGTTTCCTGGGAAGATTGGCTTTATGACCATCATCTCCGCTATTCTGGTATTCCCGGGCTTTCGGATATCTTCGACAATTCTGGCATTGACGTATAAAAATAACCGCCTTGGTCACCCAAAGCGGTTAAGTTGTATATGATGGAGGAAATCAGCATGTCCTTAACGTTTCAAATCTGCGTCATCCTTGCAGTATTTCCGGTCATATTTTTATATTATCTGAAGCATCACCCAGAAAAGATAGACGAATATGCAGTTCGGCCCACTCGCCAAAAAATCGTTCACAAACTTCTCTTTTGGTTTTTGGGTTTCTCCGTCTTTTCTGTACACCTCCTCGCTTTTTCTATCGGTTTTAGCGTGGTTACCACTGATATTGCTGTGGCTTACGGTTTCGGATTTTCAACCGGGTTAATGTGTTCCATCTGGATCATGTACGCCCTCGCCAAACTTTTGCCCACCTATCCTCGCTCTTCGTTTCTGACCAGCATCATTGTTTTCTCCATTATCTTTGCACTTTGCTTTACCGAACCTTCGATTATGCTTTCCAAGCCGCTGCTTAACGATAGCACGGTTCAGGTTCTTTCACTGATTATTCTTGTCATCGCCGCACTCTGGATGAACTCTCATCTATCAAAAGAAACTGCAGTTCCTCATGTGGATGAAATTCCTGAATCCAATTCTGCTACCTCTAAAATTGACTTGGCAAAGTTGGTCGATAGTGTGCCAGACATCAGCACCACTTCCACGCAGGTTTCCGAAGATGCACCAGCGGTGACAGAAACGGCAGACAAATCCGTTTCCCATGATGAGACTGTTCCAACGATCATCGTTTCAGAACCACAAGCTCAAATCTCTACTCCTCAAAAGAAACATCCGAACCTTCCCCATTGGGTAATTACAATCATTTTGATTGTCACCTGCATTCTTTGCGTTTTGATTGGTTATCTTGCCGGTGGTGGCTATTTGTCTGAAGATCTTGTTCCTAATTCACCTTATATTCAGAAACTCAAAAAAGCTGAAAGCGATGCTGCCTCTAAGGGATATAAGAAAGGCTATCACGATGGTCGGGACGATGGCTATGTTGCCGGGAAAGAATACGGTTACAGAGAAGGTTATAGCGATGGCTATGATGAGGGTGCTTCTGACGAATTAGCTCTTGTATTAGACGACTATTTAGGATGATACAAAAATAACCCCGCCAGTGCGGCAACACCAGCGGGGCAAAACAATCCCCCAGCCGGGCTCAGCCGGTGGGGGGATGAGCATCCATGCGTACCATGGCGGGGCTTTTCACGTTTTTGTGGAGCGTTCTATTGAAAATATAACTTTTAAGTGATATAATTCATATTGGAGGAAGTGATTTTTCTGAACAAAGATCGATTTTTGCGGTTGTTGATTGAACTGTTTTCAAAATACGAGAGTATGATAACCTTGCATTCCGCCGTGATCAGCGAGCTGCTTGCGGTCCTGAAAGGCGCAGGTGTCGAAGGGCAGTTCCTGTCAAAGCTGGAAGAGTATCTTTTCAATCTGAACTCATACGGAGATGATGCGATCAAAGGGAAAGGAGCTCCCATGGAGCACCTCGCCGGAGAAGCTCCGCTCTGTTCGATGCGTTTTCCATTTACGTCATCCAATGTTCGGATCCTGTTCGTTTATCAGGAGGGGCACCTTTACTTATTGGCTGCTTTCTATGAACGGGCAGGCAAAAAGAAAACCAGTTATTCAGCATATACTCCAATCGCAAGGCAGCGTTTAGAAGAATTGTTAAAGGAGAGATGAACATGTCCTGCAAAGCAACGTTGACTGATCTGGTGGAAGCTCTGACCCAGAGCATGTCTGTTGTAGAAACAGCTAAGACCGCGCTTCACATTGAACTCAGTCAGATCATCCGGGAGGCGCGCAAGCAGCTCAATTTGTCCCAGAAAGAGCTTGCCGAAAAAATGGGTGTAAAACAAAGCCTCGTATCCCGCTGGGAAAGCGGCGAATGCAATTACACCATCGACACCTTAGTGGAAATCGCAAATGCGCTCAAACTTTCTGTACAGTGTCCCTTAACTTTTGATGAAGTATCTGTCTCTGTTCAGCCTTTTCCTGTGCGTTCGCAAAGTATTCATACCGTTGTTTCTGAGGAAACCGAGTTCTCAAACGCGCTCCGTATTGATTTCAAGAAAGTGGCACCGGGAGGGATCGCATCGTGAATGTCAATGAATTTTCGGCCAACATCCAATATAAAAACAGTTTCATTACAGAATGCACCATTACAAACAACTTGCTTGATATTGGCGATGATGCTGTTTTGAAAACAGACGTAAAGGTGGCAGTGAGCAATCTTTCACTTTCTGATGATGAAACAGAAAAGCTGGGCAAGGTTCGTTTGACCCTTGATGGAAGTTATTCTGTTCCGGACAACGCCGATGCCAAGCTGGAATATCATATCGTATTGATCGGCGAGTTTTGCACTTCTGCATCCACAAAAGATGAAGATTTCACCGCATCCTTGTGGCTGAATGGTTCAACCGCTCTCTATAGTATCGCCCGGGGTAAAATCGAAACAATTTCTACCACCGTCCTGAATAACGGTAAGATCATACTTCCCATGGTAAATATGATGGAGCTTCTAAGGGCGCAGTTGGGGGCAGACTCCTCAGAACATACCAATTAAAATCGTACTGCAGACCCCGCCGCGCCTCTCAACGATGCGTACCATGGTGGGGTCGTTTTTATTGCAAAAAGAATCCCCGGCAGCTCTGTACGATAGAGCCGCCGGGGCCAGATGGGGAATCTGTCTGTCGGAGAATAATCATAGGATAAGAAAACACGCCTGCTGAGCAATTTCATTGTACCATGATCCTGCTCAGCGCACAAGGAGCAATCATGGCAAGAAAAAAGAAAGTATCTCCCGGGAACCGTCTTGTTGCCTACTACCGTTACAGCGGCGGTTCCCAGCAGACCGAGCAGAGCATCGAGGGCCAGCGCCGGGACTGCGAAGCCTACGCCCGGCAGCATGGCTTGACTATCGTGCATGAATACATTGACCGGCACATTTCGGGCCGTGGTGTTGAATCCAGGCTGGCTTTTCAGCAGATGATCGCAGATAGCAGCAAGCATCTGTTCGATCTCGTGATCTGCTGGAAAACTGACCGTTTTGCCCGCAATCGCTATGATAGTGCGGTCTACAAAAAGAAGCTGCGAGATAACGGAGTTCGTATTCTTTATGCAGCCGAAAGCTCTGTGGAAGGACCAGAGGGCATTATTCTGGAAGGTCTGATGGAATCCCTGGCCGAATACTATTCCGCTGAGCTGGCTCAAAAGATGCGGCGTGGTATGCGGGAATCCGCATTGAAAGGAAGAGCCATCAATCCCAGCCGCCCCCTGGGGCTTACTACGGATGAACACAAGCGTTTTATTATTGACGAGAAAAATGCCCCCACTATCCGGTTCATCTTTGAGCATTATGCGGCCGGAGAAAGCAGCGCTTCCATCGTGGATCAGCTGAACGCTGCCGGGCTCCGTACCAGTAAGGGCAATTCTTTCAACAAATGCAGCATTCCTCGCATCATCCAGAATGAAGCCTATCATGGTGTCTATATCTGCAAAGCCTACGATGTCCGTATTGACGGGGCAATCCCCGCCATCATCGACGATGATTTATGGAAGAGGGCGCAGAAAATGCTCACGCTCAATAAACAGCACCGTGCACCACATAGTTCCCATGCTGATTACTTGCTCTCTGGCAAGCTTTTCTGCGGTTGCTGCCACAGTCTGATGCGGGGCATCTCCGGCCACAACTGCCGCAACGATGTTTACTATTACTATGCTTGCGGGAATAAAGCTGATGGCGGTACCTGCAAAAAGAAAAACATCCCAAAAGATGTTGCCGAGAATCTTGTGGTCAATGCCATCTGTGAAAATATCCTTCGTCCAGACACTCTTGAAGATCTGGCCGACGCTATTGCCGCTGCACAGCAGGCAGAAGTCAACCAGCCCGATCCAGAGCGTGCAATGTTAGAGCAAAACCTGGCTGATGTGCACCGAAAAATCAACAATATCATTGAATCCATTGAAAACGGTACTGCCAGCTCTCGTCTGTCCGCCCGCCTTGCTGACTTGGAGCAGCAGGAAAGCACCCTCAACTATCAATTAGAATCCCTGAAAGAAGTTCATCCACCCGTTCTGGATCGTGAGCGCATCCTCTTCCTATTGGAGCAGTTCCTTATCTCTCCCAATGAACGTACCGAGGATTATAACCGCAGGATCATT